CGCCGATCGTGGCGCCTGCGTCGATCTGATCATCTTTCGGTGGCAGCTTGCGTTTCACATAGAGAGGCTCCAGCATCGCCCGGTTGCGCGCAGCGTACAGCTCGGCGCGCGTGCGGTCCGGCCCGAGCCGCGCCTCGTAGCCGTCCGCGTGCGTGACGAGGTAGCCGACGAGCACGTCGCCCGCGCTGTCGTTGGCGCCGCCCATCAACCCGGCACCACCGACTCGCCTTGCGCCGTAGTCACCCGCCACTGCACTTGCGGGTCGATGCGCCAGGCCAGCCGCACCAGATCGTCGGCCAGCCGCATCCGCACCGGTGGCAGCCGCAGCACCGTGCGCCACTTGTGCGAATCGCCGCTGCCGAGCCTGCGCTGCAGCAACAGCAGCTCAGCCATGCACCACCACCAGCGTCGACCCGCCTGCCAGCGCATCGCGCGCGTCGTGGCTCATCTGCGCCAGCAGCCGGGCGATGACGTCGCGCTCGGCATCGGTCATCGGCCGCCCGTCGATCGTCATGCGCACGCCGGGCAGGTATTCGATGTCGGCGCCGGCCACCGCGCAAGGCTCGTGCATGTCGACGCTCACCCCACCGTGTCGCGCGTAGCCCACCGTGCGGCACCAGCGCAGCAGCGACGTTTGCGGCTCGCCAGCGGCCTTGCACCAGCGCACCAGGTCGCCCAGGTCGCCCAGGTCGGCGCGCTGCGTCTTGTCCGGTGGGGCCTCGGCGCTCACGGCGCACCCCTATCCGTCAATTTGTTGCGGGTCGTGGTCGCCCCCCAGTAGTAGCCGCTGGCGCCGCCGACGATGAGGCTGACGACGGCCGTGGCGATGGCGGCGCGCACGTCGTCGGACCATTGCCCGTAGCCCCACAGCCCCGCGATGCTGCCAACCAGCATGTACACCAGCGGCATCAACAGCAGCAGCGCAAAGAAGCTCGGGCTATGCCACGCGCGCAGGCCGCTGATTGCCGCTGCGGTGTCCGACTCGCGCGCCGCGGCGATGCCGCCGCCAACCTCGACCAACTCGTACCAGCGCGCCTGCACCGCTTGGCGCACCGCCTGCGCTGCCTGCGGGTCGGACTGCACGCGCTCGGCGACCTCCTGCGCATTCACGGCGCCGAGCGCCGCCGTGGCGACCTCGAAGGCCTTGGCGGCGATAGTGGCGTTCTTCTCGGCGGCCTTGCTGTCGGGCTTAATGAGCTTGGCCAGCTCGGGCACGGCGCTGGTCAGCACCGGCAGCAGTGCGCCGACGATGGCGGGGATGGGCATGTGGGGCTCCTTGGCGGTATCAGGGTTCGGCGGCGTCGTGGCCGAATTCGGTTTGCCGCTGACCGAATTCGGTTCCGGCGCCGACGCGGTTTGCGCATGGGGTGCTGGTGACGGTTCTTGTGCAAGCGGTGCGCCGGTTTCTTGCGCATGTTCCGTGCGCACGTCTGGTGTCTCGTCCGTTTGGACTACGCCAGCCAGCCGGCCACCGGCCGCCGCGTAGGTGGCGTGCGCCTGCGCCAGCGTGCGCGTCGGCTGGCCGTATGGCGAGCCCGGCAGCGATGCCCACTCTTTGGCGCAGCCGGCGATCGCCTCATCGAGCCGGCCCTGCATCGCGGCGACCAGCGCGCCGCGGCGGCGGATCAGGAACACGGCGGCCAGATCCTGCGACGCGGGCGAGAAGTCGGGCAGCGCCAGCGCCTTGGCGGCTTCGTCCCAGGTGCGCGACAAGAACTGGTACGCCCCCGCCGCGGTGCTGGTCCAGCGCCCGGCCTTGATCGCCACGCGCGGGTGATCGGCGTAGCCGTCGAACAGCCGCCCGCCGTAGTGGCGCCGGTAGCCGTCCGCATCGCTCGTGCCCTCGCCCGCGCGGATCACGGCGAGGAACGCGCGCAGGTTGGTCGACAGCAGTGCTGTCTCGCACTGGGCGCGCAGGTCCGCCGGGCTCATCGCGCGTGCTCCCCGAGCTTGCAGCGCAGCGCCTGCGCGTCCTGCGTCAATGAAGCCACCAGCCCAGGCCAGTGCATGAAATGCGCGATGTCGGCGCGCAGCCGCTCCACGCTGGCGATGCAGTTGCGCAACTCGCGCTCGCTCGGCTCGCCCTCCAGCAGCGAGCACACATAGGCGCGCGACGCGATCTTGAAGCCGCTCATCAACGAAACTCCCCGTAGTCGGTAACGTGCGCGCCGCCGTAGACCACGCGGCCTCCCGCGTGCAGCAGGATCGACGCGCACAGGCAGGTGATGGCCACCGACGTGGTGATGGTCAGGTACAGATCGCCCTGGACGAACAGCGTCCAGGTGATTCGGCCCGTCATCAAACACAGTGCCAGCAGCATCAACCACGCGGCCAGGCGCGTGACGGCCGGCTCGTCGGGCGGGGCCAGCACGATGCGCGCGATCTGCGCCGACACGGCCACCAGCATCATTGCGGCCAGCGCCCAGTCCAGCCACACGTAGCCGGCGCCCAGCGCGTCGTCGGACTGCATCAACGGCAGCTCGAAGCCGAACCACGGGATCGCAAACGCGGCGATGCCGAGCACCACCCAGGCGGCGCGCTCGAAGCGGCGCATCAACACGTCCATGCGGGACAGGAGCTTGGTCATGATGGTCACTCCAACAAGCCGCGCAACAACCGCGCGAGGCCCTCCTTGGCGGCCCAGATCGCGCCGATCATGGCGGCCAGGCCGACCGTCCAGGAACGCACCGACGCCAGCAGCAGGCGGCGCACCTTGTGTTCGTCGACGATCGCCTCGATCGCCGCGACGTGATCGGTCAGGCGGTCGACGGCCTCGCGCTGCTCGGCGCTCAACTGCGTGGCCCGCAGCGCGGCCACTTCGACGCGCAGCGCGGCGATTTCGTCGAGTTGTGTCGTCATTTGCTCGTCGCCATCTCACCGGCCCACTCGCGCATCGTTTCGGCCGCGCCGCGGGCTTCGAGCGCGTGATGCAGCGCCTCGGGCGTGCCGAGGATCGACAGCGCCGACGCCAGCGCGTCCATCGCGTAGGCGGCGTGCCACGCGGCATCCCAGGCGTTTTGGACCGCGGCGGCCTCGGTGGGGTGTCGCATCAATCGGTGCCGCCAACGACCGCAAGCGTGCTCGTGCCCTGCAGCGCGTCGCGCGCGTCGTGGCACACCGCCACCAGCAGGCGGCGGATGCCGGCGCGTCTGTGGAGATGCGGCGGCGTTCTTCCATGTCAGCCTCAGTGAATTGCGCCTGATGCGATCGCCTGCGCGAACAGCAGCAGCAGTAGCTCGTCGTCTTCGCGCAGCCGGTCGCGCCGTGTGTTATTGCTGGGCCGCTGTTGGTGACCTCCGCCGCCCGTTGGTGGCTGCGCTGTGTCTACATAGCCCCACGTATCGCCCCAGCACGCTCCCCACGTATCGCCCCAAGTGCTGCCATTCATGATGGGCGCCAATGGTCTGGAGGTGCGCCAGTGCCTTTGATCAGGATGTCATTGACCCACTGCACATTGACATCGACGGGCGGCGTATTCAGAACGATGCGGGCATGCAGTGCGACTAACGTCTCTTCTGCCGTCAGCCCGTTGCTGAGCACGTACTGCCATACAGCAGCAGGATCTGCTCCGCTTGACGCAACAGAGGCTGATCCGCTGAAAGCGCCTGACGCGCCCTCTGCAGCCAGTGAAACCGATGTCGTGCTGTTAGCGGCGGCAGAGAAGGCGCCAGTTCCGCCAGTCGCGCCTAGGCTTGCTGTTCCTACCGTCGAAGCGTCGCCACTGAAAGCGCCGGAGTTACCAAGCGCGGCAAGCTCAGCCGTAGTGAGCGGGTAAGCCGATCCTGCGAATGCGCCCTCGCCGCCCAGCGCAGACAGCGCAGACAGCGCAGGAGAGTCTGCCGTCCCGCCGAATGTGCCTGATGCTCCTGTCGCATCAAGGGCCGCCGATGTGCCGGTGCCAGCAGAGCCGGAGAATTCACCAGTGCCGCCAGTTGCGGAAATATCGACGGTCGTCGTGCTGTTGGCTGTCGCACTGAATGCGCCAGTGTCGCCAGTGGCTGCAAGCGATGCCGAGGCCGATGTGAACGCGCTGCCGTAGAAGGCGCCAGTGTTCCCGGTCGCGCTCAGTACAGCGGTGGTCGTGCTGTTGGCCGTGCCGCTGAATGTTCCTGTCGCGCCTGTTGCTGCAAGCGCCGCCGAGATGGCTGCGTTTGCGGCGCCGCTGAACGCACCACTGAGCCCAGTCGCAGCCAAGGCGGCAAGCGCCTGTGTCGTGAACGCCGCACTGGCCTGCGGAGTCCCGCCGTTGCTGCTGCTCGTGCCGTCATCGACGATCGCCCACAGCTTGTAGCTGGTGCCGGCGCTCAGCCCAGACAGCGAGCCCGTCTCGTCGCCATCATCCGCGCGGATCGTGCCATCGACGACGCTGGCGACGTAGCCCGACGCGCTCCACCCATTGCGCCCATTGCCCAGGTCGCCGCGCGCCCAGGTGGCCGTGGCCCCGGACGTGTAGACGGCGACGTAGAGGGTGTTTGCCATGCCGCTGCGTCAGGCGTAGTTGAGCGACACGCGGTAGCCGGCGCTGGTGGCAAGGATGTTTTCGGCGACCACAGCCGTGATGTCGGGCACGGTGCTCGGGGCAGCGCCATACACCGGGACGCGGATGCGGCGCTGCGCGAACAGTTGCCATGGGTTGGCGGACAGCGCCGCCACGTCAGCATCAGGGAGCTGTCGGTCGAACCCGTACAGGAACGAGACGCGCCCGTCCAATTGGACCACGCCGTCGAACCGTTGCCCGATCCGCAGATTGCCGCCGTCCACGACGGTCCCGGCCGAGGCGGCAACGGTAGCCGCTGCCAGCGGCATCCCGTCAACGTAGAACACTGGCGACGACAGCAGGCTGCCGTCCGCAACGCTGACCGCCGACACCCGCCTGCCGGTCGTCGTCGGGCCGCCAACAGAGCAGTACTCGCCGGTCACCACGTCGTTGCCGCGGATGAACACCGCCTGCACACCGACGGGATTGGCGTTTTGGTACGACACGCGGCCGTGGCGCCACTCGAACGACGTTTTCCAGTACGAGGACTGCTTGAACGCGATGGCCGTGTAGTTCGCGAATGCGTCGATCGCTAGGCCGGCGATCAGCGTCAGGCCGCCAGTGAGCCGATAGGGGGCCGCGTCGGCGAACTCCGTCACCTGCGAGCCTGTGTAGTCGGTGACGATGCCGTCGGGCGAGAGCGCCGTGGTGCCGCTATCGGAAAGCGGCCCGTCTGCGCGGAATACGTCGAGCATCCGGCCGCCGACGCGCAGCAGCGCGAACGACAACCCGCGCGCTACCCAGTCAGGCGCAACGCTGACAGCCTCCTGCGGCTGCTGCCGCCAGGGCAGCAGAATCTCTCGCACGCGCGCCATCGCTCAGTAGGCGTAGCTGTCGCCGGTGCACTCCACCGTCACGGCCTGGCCGGTGTTGCCGACGAACTCGATCTGCACGTAAGCAACCTCGGGGCCGAAGCGATACACGCCGCGCGCGCTGGCACTCGCTGTCGTGCCGCCGCCCATCACGTAGACCTGTTTCCACGCATCGTCGCCAGTGCCCTCGGCTGCGGCGCTGGGCATGCTGGTCTGCTTGCGCGCGACCATGATGCGAGCCTCGCACTGCGTGGCCGGGCCGGTGCCGCCGTTGGTGATGCGCCAGCGGATTTCGCCGCCGTCTGCCGCGCTGACATCGAGCCGCCCGCGGGTGGTGCTACCCGCGCCGTTGCTGGCGCTGCTGACCAGTACCTGGCCGGTGATGGTCTTTGCCATGCGTTACCCCTGCGCCGTCCAGAGACTGCCGTCGTCGTGGTAGATCAGCATCGCCGCTTCGACCGGCGAGACGCTGCCCGACCAGCCGAGCGTGGCGGGGTTGGCTTCGGTGCCGACGCCGGTGGCGAACACCTTCTCTGCGGCGGTGGCCGCGCGGCGGCAGTGCGCATAGACCGCAGCGCGCACGGCGAGCATGGCGCTGGTGCCCTTCCAGACTTCTTCGATCCCCGCGCGCACGTTGGCCTTCGCCGGGTTGAATGACTTCGTGACGTTGGCGAACAGCCATTCCCAGATGCGCGCCCTGCCGACCGACAGGTTGTCCACTTGAGCCCAGTCGAAGCCGTTCTGCATGATCTCGTCCTGGCTGACGGCAGTGCGCCAGACAAGATGCGCGGTGTCGCTGTTCAGGTAGGCCTGCAGGCCGGCTGCGTTGCCTGGGTCGGCGAAAAACGCTGCGGCTGTTGGGTCGGCGAAGCACGCGGCGCGAAGCGTGGCAAGTTGTTGTGTCGTCAGTTGCATCACTCATCTCCCCAGGGTCCGCGCAGCGCGCGGGAAACGTCAGCGGCGGTTACGGTGCTGTCGGTGGCGCTCATGTTGTGCAGGTCTTGTGCGTCCTGCGACGAAATCAACCCCGTGGCGATCAGCGCTTCCAGCAAAGGCCTTGCGCTCGGGTCCTGAAAATCCGCGTCCATGCGCGCGTCGTCGGCCAGCGCCACGGCAGCGTAGGCCGCCTCGACGGCCGGGTGCTGCGGGTCGGCTGCGGCCAGCGCGATGCCCGCCACTTGCCTCGCTTGATGAGCATGCGCTTGGCGTGCCCAAGCGGGCACCGCTTTCGAGGCGGCGCCGAAGCCCTGCGCGCGCATGGCGTCCGCGATGGCTTGATCGGCGGCGCGGGCTTCGGCGGACGGCACCTTGCCACTGTCGTTGGTGACGGCGAGCTTCGACGCCTCTGGCGACGCCAGAATCGCCGCCTTCAGGGCCGGCAGTTGTTGGGGGGTCAGTGCCATGTGTGGGTGCTCCTATCAGGCGTCAGGTGCGGTCCACGTCCAGGCGCCGCGTGCAATGTCCACGCCGTTCTGGATCGTTCCGGTGAAGGTCATGCCGTCCGTTGGGATAGCCAGTTCGTAAACCCGCGTGTCGTCACTCTCGGTGAAGCTGACCCAAGTCGGCGTTCCATTGACGTGCGAGCCGTTGGACTGCGTGTAGTTGGCGGCGTCGAAGGTAAGCACGCCAGTCGTCACAGAGCCAGGAGTTCCGTCTGCCGTCAACGTGGCAAGCAGCGTCGGGCCGCTGATCGATGCGGAAGTGCTGGCTGGCTGCGTGCCGTCATAGAACTTAATCTTGTGGCTGGCGCCGAGTTCATCGATTAGGGACTGAGCCCAGGCGCTGCGCAGGGTTGAGTTTGCTCGTTTTGTCATGGCGAATATTCCTTGCTATGTCTGTGTTTGGCCGTCAGGCCGGTGGAAGAAATTTGATTCGCGCCATCGCGCGATTATGCGCAAGAACGCATGTTGTCTATGCGTCCATTCGTATATCTACGGGTCACAGGTCGTTCTCTGCCGCGCAATTGAAGTACAGCTCGATGCCGTGCAGCCGCGCATCGACGTTCAGCGTGTCGCTGCCGTTCAGTGGGGCGCGCGCAAGGCGGAAGAACACCACATCACCGACCGCAGGACTGCCAGCCACCGTGATGGCAGCCGACTCTGGGCCGATGTAGACATCGTTCGTCGTCCCCCCGGTGTCTGTGCTGCCTACCGCAGTGCCATAGGCAACGGCGATGGCGTCGTCATTGCTCACGGCCACGGCTTGCAGCTCCCACACCACGCCGAAGGTTGCGGCAGCGGCGTGCGACCAGACGGGCGCGAAGGTCACGGCTCCGCGATCCCAGCGCTTTGGCATCAGGATGGCGAACTGCGCGAATTCCTGCGACGAAGCATCGAAGTCGAGCGTCTGGATGTCCGGCTGATTCGCCGCGCTGGCGATGGTGGCCAGGGCCGCGCAGCCGCCTGACGCCGAAGGGCTCATGTCGCGGGCAGGAATCCAGCGCGCTGTGCGCCCGTAGCTGTTCCCGGCGAACGGGCCGAAGGGCCCGGCGCGATGGTCCTGCGTCGCCGTCACCACACTGCCGGCTGTCGTCAGTTGGTAAAGCCGCGCGTACAGCGCTGTGTTGTTCCAGTTGGTGATGGCCGTGCTCACGCTCACGGCGCCAGTGCTGCGCAACACAACCACGTAGTTCGTCGCTGCATTGGTGAGCGTGACCGTGCCGGCAGTGATGGATGTTCCGCCCCAGCGCCCGCCGTTGTATCCCCAGTTCAGCCCGGTGCTTGTGGCGTGGGCCTTGCCGAACACGCCCACATGGTCAAGGCCCTCGAAGTTCTCATTGATGATGACTTCAGGGTTCGCCTGATTGGCGGCCAGTTGCTGCAGTGCCATTTAAGCGGCCTCCTGTGTGGTTGCGGCCGTCAGAGTGACCGTGCTTGCGATGACCGTCGCGCTGTACGTGAACGGCACGTTGTTGCTGGCGTGCGTGATCGTGATGACCGCGCCGACAGCGCTGGCCAGATAGTCGGCATGGGCATCGATGACGCCGGCCAGCCCGGTAGCGACCAGCGCCATCGTGGTGTCGCCGCCGGTCGCGGTGTAGTCCAGATTCACCCCGCCCAGCGTGGCGCGGTACACGTTGCCGGTTACTGGCGTGCCGGCTAGCGTCAGAGTGACGATCTGCGGGCGCAGCGTTGCCGGCGTGACGCCGCTTCCGATGTTCCCCACCAAGCCCGAGACATTCGCGTCCGAGGCGATGGCCTGCACGGTCCAGTTGTACGGCTCGCTTGCCGGGGTGAACAGGCTGAGCGTGCTGGTGCCGGCATCGCTCAGCGTCATCGTCAGGCCATAGGCCGCGCTGTCCCCCGATGCCGCAAACGCGCTCAGGATGGCCGACGCGGCAATTGGCAGAACCTCGTAGTTCGTGCGCCCCGATGGGGTCGTCACGTACTGGTAGAACAGGTTAAGCGGCGGGTCAATGCGCTGCACCACGGCCGAGAATGTCATTCCCAGCGGGTAGGCATTGGCGCCGCCAGGATTGCCCAAGTTCAGCCAGCGGAACGTCAGTTGGTTGCTGACCCCGGCGACGGTGGCGCTGGCCGTCTGCGTCAACGCCCAGGTCGTCGTGTTGTCGCCCGCCGAAACACCGGACACCACCGGGAAAGCCGCCGAGACTGCGCCGGTCACGGTGATGACCGAACCCACGGCGGCAGCGGTGTAGGCCGCCGCCGCATCGATGACGGCCGCGAAGCTGGTGGCGATGCCGTCGAGGTTCGTGTCTCCGCCGACGCTGGTGTAGTTGTACGTGACCCCGCCCAGCGTGGCATAGAGCGCGGCCCCGGTTGCAAAGCTGCCGCCCACGGTCAACGTGGTGATCTGCGGCAGCGGCGTGACAGCGCCCGCGGTCGTCAAGCTGGCCACGTACCCGCGTCCCACCACCGCGCTCATCTGGTACACGTCGAAACGAATCGGCGTACTAGCACCGATGCCGTCTGCCGTCTGCATGGCGGCGGTGTAGATGGCGCTGGCGCTACTTGCCGTCAGAGTGCGCTTGAGCACTGAACCGGCAATCAGCACAACGTCAACTTCGTAGGCTTCCGTAAGTTCACCAAGCGGAACAGAGATGCCGGACGCCCCGGTGAATGTGCATGCCAGCCGAGTTCTTCGATCCCATGTCACTGTGATCTGGTTTGCGGTGCCAACTGTTCGGCGCACGTTGACAGGCGCCAGCGGTTTAAGGCTCACGCCTTCGCAAGTAAACGACTCGCTGCTGACGCTGGCGAGGCTTTTTCCGCTTGTCACTCCTTTGTAGAAGCGCTCGGCAGACAGACTCGGAAGATCGATTGCGACGTAGCGCATGCCAGCCGTCTGGATCAGCACCACTACATCGGATGAAGTGTGCCCAGCCATAGCCCATTCAGTCCCCTTCTGGCCGCGCAACAGGCCAGACAGGGTGTAGATGCCATCGGACACAAAGGTAGCCGTCCTGAAGCGCACCAACTCCGCGCCGATCATGATGTTGTTAACCGACGCATCTGCCAGGAGGCCGGCGCGCGTGCTGCTGCTCAGCGTGCCGTAGCTCAGCCTCACGGTGACGGTGTTGCGCTCATCAAAGCCAATGCCGGTGTAGTTACCAAGCGTCGTCGTTGTCACCCCCAAGATTCCGCGCTCGCTCACGCGGGCAGCTTCGGCGTATTCCACATCATCCAGGCTACGGCTGATGCTTGCACCCGGCCAGGTTGTGCCCGAGCTGGTAGCAGCAACGTAGTGCCCTAGCGTGTTCTCCGCGTCGCGCATCAGCGGGATGTCAAGCACTTCCATGACGGTTTCACCCGGCAAGGCAACTCCCACGGTAGGCGTGTAGTCTTCGCTTGTGATCCCAGCCGATTCAATGGCAGTCGCGTCGTCTAGCACCCATTCAAACCTTAGCAGCGGGCCTTCATCGGTGCGGCGCACGATGCGAACTCTGTAAACGTTGCCGTCTGCGTCGGGCACAGCGACAACATCAGTAGGCGTCCGTTCGGCGTAGGACAGAGGCACGCTGAATGTGCCAGTCACGCGGCTCGCGTAGCCGTCCACTACGATGGCATCCGCGATACCCTTCGCCTCGGCCGATGTGAATCCCATCGGCAACTGCACGGCGCTGGTGCTGATCTGCCCGGACAGCAGACGGTCGCTGTGCTCTGTCGCCGTTGTGTAGTCAGCATCGACATTGGAATAGGACAACGCCACCTGCGCCGGGATTTCCATGTCGCTGCCAACTTGCGTTGGCAGGGTCTCGTCTTGCGGGGCCTCAAGCCCGGCGCCCATGTCGTCGGCATCGATGGTGTCGAGAACACTTCCGGCGCGCGGCACGAAATAGAGTTTGTCGGTGACGTAGGCTTCAAAGAAGTAGGCCGCCATCAACTGTTCGATGGCGCTGCGCGACGTTGCCACCTGAGACAGCACGAAGGCCCGCACGGGCTTAGTGATCGATGCCAGCGCTGTCGCATCGTAGGTGCCTGCTGGCATGCCAGCGGAATCGCACAGATCCTCGACCACGTTTTGCAGAGTGTCGTCATTCAGGTCGAACGTTGCGGTAAATGGACCAAGCTCTGTCGGTGGCGTGAAGTCCGCGCTATAGATTTCTTCCTTTGTGATTCGTACATCGTAGTAACTGTTCAGTGTTTGCTGAGTTGTCTGCCCAGTCCCGCCCAGCGATATGGTGGCGCTGTTCGCGTTGTTTGATGGGTTCGAGTTTCCGCCTGGCGTGACCTTCCGGCCATGCAGGTAGTAGTCATAAGTGCCATCAGCTTTGAACACGATGGCGACGTGATACGGAAATCCAAGGCCATTGATGTTGTCGGTAACGCTGAAGAAAGCTCCGTCTGGCGGTGTTATTTGCAGCCGGTTCTGACCCGATATCGCTCCGGTAAGATTGAAGTCCCAAAACGAGGAAGGCGCTCCGCTGTCTGGGGTATACCGCGCGATCTGAATCGCTACAGAAGGCGGAATTGGAGTAATTGCATCGACGCGGAAGATGAACTCCACCGTCAACGGCTGAGACTGAACCTTCAGGCCCGGCGCAGTCCATGACACGCGGTTGTTGTCTGTGATCTTCTGCGTGAAGCTAAAGACGCCTTCACTGAAGTTCAGTGGTCCAGGGCCTGTCTGTGTAGCGTTGCCGAGAAGATATGGCGATACGTCAGCAGTGCTGCCGCCTGCAAAGTTGCACAGCAATTGCATTGCAGCCGGTGTTTCGACCGCATCGATTGCAACTTCAAAGGTCAGATTTGGAATGACGCCACTGTTGCCGAGCTGCAGCCCTTCAATGAACACTGATCCGCGCCCGCGATAGGCCGTCGCATTGGTGACTGCTGCCTCATATGTCGGGTCAGGCAGTTGATCTGCAGCGCCAGTGTAGACAGTAATTCGCTCCCAGTTTGGGTTGTCCGCGCTGTTCGCTACGCTGTCATCGTCGGACAACCCTAGATTCGTGAAGATCAACTTCCCGTTTGCCCATATGCGAGTGACTGCCGTTATTGGACGGTTAATCAAGCCATAGAGGATGTCAACTTCATAGGTGTATGACGTTGACTCTGCACCTCCACCGCCTTTGCCCTGGCTTGTGGTAGTGCCTATCTCGCGGCGGCTGCTTGCCCACCAGACCTGACCTGCAATGCGCGGATGCCCTGCCGCCCACGGGATGGTTTGCCCATACTCGCTGCCGGTGATGCGCAGGTCTTCAAGACGCGGGCCGTAGCTCTTCTGCTTCGGGCCGAACTGGGCGCCGACCATGGAGCCCACGGCCCAGCCAATCTGCGCGCCGCCAGGCCCGCCGACAGCGAAACCGACAGCTGCGCCCGCAGCAGCAATCGCAAGCTGCGCCATCAGGCCACTCCGCGCAGCGAATAGGCGCCGCGAAACTTCTGATTGGCCGCGAACATAAGCCGCGTTTCAACGACGCGACCCGCCCTGTTCGTGGCATGGATCAGGCTCAGCCCGCCGTGCCGGTAGTCGCCAATGAACCCCATGTGCTGCGGGTCGTGCTCAGTCGCCATCACCAGCACGTCGCCTGGCTGCATGGCGTTGCGGTCGATGCGGTCCATGTGCTGGTCGCACACATCAAGCAAGGTGCCGTCAGGCATGCGGCTGTAGCCCGTGATATCGAAGTCAGCAGGCAACAAGCCAAGGTCGCGCGCTACGCAGATGATGAGCCCGGCGCAATCGACGCCTTGGCCCTTGGCGCGGTGCTGGTGCAACCATTTCGCGCCCAGCCAGGTGCGGGCCTCGGCCACAACATCGGCGCGCTTCATACGTTGACCTCGGGCGCAGATGTCAATTCGTCAACGGTCGGCCTGTGCGGCTCGCCTTGGAAGTTCAGCTCGTTGCCGAACTTCGCGGCGCAGTCTTCATCGAGCCGCTTGCGGCATCCGGCAATCACGCTGTAGGTGTCGCCTATCTGCACGTCAAAGATCATCGGCAGCGATAGCGTGAACGTGTCGCTCGCGTAGGTCTTGACCTTCTGCGACAGGCCGGTGTTCAAGCCGGCCGTCCATGTAAGGATGCCTTCGCCGAAGTAGTCGTCAGCCTCAGTGCGCGACGAGTCGGTGAATACCTGTTTGCTTGTGACGCCGGTAATCGTGCCCGTCTCGGTCCAGCCTCCCAGGTCCACCGTGCACATGGCATCGCCAAGCCGAGCACGGCATGTCTTGGTGCTTGCTGCGCCGACAGGCTGCTGCAGGTACTGCTGCAGGCCGCGCAGTTCGGCGACGTACGCTCCAGAGCGCGGGTGCAACTCGCCGAGAAAGCCGGTGCTGATGACTTCTTCGCCAGCGGCTGCATCCGTCCAGTCGTACTTGAACAGCAGATAGGCCGCGTTGTTCCAGCGGCCGGCGATGATGTCGGCGCGCGTAATGATCGTGTCATCGGCCAGCACCGTCAGCTCGCTGTTGTCCACCGCCAGCCCGGCCGATGAAGCGAAGGATGCAACGCTCAAGCCTGGCGCGCTCTCGTAGATCACGGCGTCAATCGTCGCATCCCTATCTGCACTGGTCCAACCGTACACCTCATCATCCGTGCGAGTGATTTTGATGGCCCATGCGACGGTCGGAGAATCGCTCTGATAGTTCGATAGCAGGCCAGCCGGAACAACCTTTGTCACAGCCGTATTTCCTCAAGGATGATCGGATCTGCAACCAGCAACAGATTGCTGGTCGTGCCATCAAGGCGCATCATCAGATCGTTGTCTTTGAAGGTCACAGGAATGTCGAATGTTCCGATCCAGTAAGACGGTGTTCCAGATGTCACTGTGGCAATGCCTGTCGCCGTGTTCACAGAGGCTGTGCAAGCAACATCAGACGAGTCATAGACTGTCACGCCAGCGTTCGGCTTGTAGATATTGCGCTTGTAGGTGATCGACGCGAAGGTATGCTTGCGCTGCAACTGATAGGTGTTGCTGACGATGTTCGTTAGCGTGCTGTTCGCCTTCACCGCCTGATAGTCGGCCCAGTTGCGGAACCTGAATCCAGAGTACGGGGTAAAGTGGATGACGTGCCACATGGCTTCGATTTCCGCATACCCGTCAGGAAGAAGGATGCCGTGCGAGATGTCGAATTCAGAGATTGGCGCGGACCACTCGAACACCTGATTCATCTTTCCGCTGGTGCTGTAGACCTTCCTCCTGCCTCTGTTCGTCGGCCCACCCTTCGCCCCACGCTCAATGCGAGCCGACATACGCGATTCAAGGAATGCCATTACCCGTTCCTAGCTAGTGCGCGTTGCACACCCATGCCAGCCGTCTTGGCGAGTTGGGCTTGTGTGCTGCTGTCAGGTCGTGACGACAGCATGAAGTTGTTGATGACGGTCAGTGCCTGCTCTTTAGGCGTCGATGTTGCCTTCTGCGGCTCAACGCGCCCAGACTGCGACGCCAGCAGGTATTGCCGATTTCCTACGTTAAACAGTTCGCCAGGGCCGTCCGTTTCGTTGACCTCGACGATGCGTCCTCGCTCGACCTGACCGCCCATGGCAAAGCCAGATACACCTGTCCCGAATGCACCTGACGACATAACCTTGCCGCCGCCACCTGAGCCCATCAGCGCGCCGAACAGGCTGCCTATCAGATCGGAACCTCCGCCGCTCGATCCGCCCATCTGCCCCGCCAGCGCATTGGCGATCTGCTGCCGAATGATGATGCGGTTTACATCGGCAACGATGGATGTAGCGAATTCCTTGTACTTGAACTTCCCGGTCGTCAGGAAGTCAGTCAGACCATCTTCAAGCCCGCGCAGCGAATTCGATACGAATGTGTCCGTTGTCTGCGCGACGTTGGCGACTTCATCGATGTAGGTCTTGACCGCGCGTGAAGCTCCGTTGAACGCATCGCTCTGCAGATCAATAAGTCGGTCGTAATACTGCGTGAACGACTGAATCGACCTAGCTTGAAACTCGCGGATGATCGCTAGACGGGCTTCGTATTCCTTCTGCTCGATCTTGCCCAGAGCTTGCAGGTTCTGAAGCTCGCGCTCCTGATTGGCGAAGTTGTCGTCAATCGCGTTGATGCCCGCGGTACGTTGGGCTTCTCTCGGCCCTTGTGCGAACGAATCAAGCAATCGATTCTGCTGGCGGTTCTGCGACTCAAAGTAGGCTTCGGCGGCCTGGCGGGCAGACAGCAGTGCGTCGGCCTTCTGCTTCGCCGCGTTGGCTTCCTCAATATCGAGAATGACAGCGCGCGACGAATTGCGAGCGCGCAGGATCGCCAACTGCGATTCAGCCTCGCCAATCTTGCGCGCGTTGTCGATGGCATCGCGGGTCTTCTGCGCGGCCCCTGTAGGGTCGTTCGCCTTGACGTTGCGCGCGTCAATGATGGCCTGCTCTTGGTTCAGGCGCTGGATTTCCTTGCGCAGCGAATCCTCTTTGGCCTGCGTCTCTAGTTCAAGGAACTGACGACGAGACTCGTAGTAGCCTTTCTCGTTCACCAACCCACCTGAACGAAGCGCCTCAAGCACACGCTCCGCGTCGGAGTAGCTGCGTACGAGTTCATCGGCCTGCGACTTGATCTGCGACAGATCAAAGGACAGGTCTGAGCGGTCAATGCTGCGCTGCGGGTCGCGCGGGCCTTTCGGTCCTGCGGAACCCTTGAACCGCTCGCGCGCACCAGCGATGGCTTTATCAATTTCTGCCTGCGAAGCCCCAGCAGCTTTGCCGGCATTGGTGATTAGCTCAATCTCCTTCTTCAGCAACTCGCCCTTGTCAACTTGGTTGCGCTTGGCGATGCCGTCGAACTCGATGCGTTTCTGCGCCTGGCGAACGCCGTCAGCCTGCAACTGCGCCGCCTTGCCTTCAAGCCGAGTGCTTTCTGTCAGCCCGTAGATCAACTGCCGCTGCTGTTCAAGACGCGCTTGGAACGCTTCTGTCGGAACCCCTCCCCTGGCTCTGGCTGCTCTATTCGCGGCCTCTAGCGTCTCAAGATCGCTGCGGGCCTGGTTGAGCCTGTCGTCAGTCGTGCTGGCGCGTCCGACATTGAGCATGGCTGACCACGCTTCTGCCGCTGCATCTTTGACACCACGCCACGCGCGCTCGATTGAACCTAGACGCGCCTCCAGCAATCCCGTGCGCGACTCCATCGCGTCAGCGAATCCACGCTGCGCAAGGGCTGCGGCTTCTGCTGAGCGCCCTTGGTCGTCCAGCGCCTTGATCTGCTGGTACAGGGACGTAGTCAGGAAGCGAGTTGTCTCATTCAGCTTGATCGAAGCCTGCAGCGGCTCTTTCCCAAGCTCAGCAAACTGCTTGACGGTTTCGCCGACAGCCTGGCCGGCGGTGCGCTCCAACTGCACAGCCACGCGGGCGAAGCGCTCGATGCTGGCTGCGGCAATGTTGCCGTTTGCGGCGAACTGCGCCACGGCATCGGCAGCCTGCGATTGCGTCCCGGTCACTTCCGAAACAGCGCGGGCCATCGCCGTCAACTGATTGACGTTTGTCCCGGCGGCGTTGCCCGTCAGGATCAGTGCCTTGGCGTAGGCGTCGGCTTCTTTGCTGCCTTGGTTGTATGCAACAGCCAGCGCGGCGGCGGCAGCAGCCGCCAGCGTGAACGGGTTGATGAGCCCGACTACATACCCTCCCAGCGCACGCGCAGCCGGCCCGATGCCGCCGAACACATCCTTCAACTGGCCGCCCTGCTGCAACAGGACCGTGAGCGGGGCTTGACCGCCCTGCAAGCTGACGATGATGTCAGTCAACTGCGCCGGGACTTGCCGAAGTGCAGCTGTCGTCTGCTTGGCGGATAGCGTTGTGTAGTCGAAGCGCTTGCCAAGGGCGTCAACTTCCTTGGTCGCCTTCGCTGCGCCGGCAGCGACTTCGCCGAATGCCGTTGCGCCGAGCGACGTTGTCAGCCCGGTCGGCAGCGGTTTGCTGAAGCTCGTTGCCCCCAGCGACGTGGTAAGCGCCGGTGCGCGTTGCAGCAACTGAGAATTCTGCCCAAGCGCAACCCGCTGCTTCGCAATCGCCTCGTCAAGATCGCGGATGTACGGCTTCAGGACGTTGATGTCTGCGCCACGCTGGCGGGCGAGTGACTCAATGAACTTGCCGCTCATGCGGCCATTGGCTTCGACACCCGCCTCAATCGCTGCAAGGTTGCGCTGCGCGTTGGCGATCAGGTTCTTGGTGGCCGAGTCAAGTTTCTTCGCCGTCTGATCGCCGGCCGCGCCCATCTTCTCCAGGCCAGCGGCGCCCTTTGCGCCTGCGGCTTCAGCAGCACCCCCCAAGCTGCTGATCGATTGCTTGGCCTTGTTGACGCCAGTCTCGACGCCCGAGGCGTCTACGCCGATCTCAAGTTGCGTCTTCAGATCGGCCATTGTTCGTGCTCACAAAAAGGAAAAGCCGCTTGACGCGGCTTCTCTTTGGGGTGGTGTCGCCCTACGGGCAAAGCGACTTTCATGCGAGCCTCCAAGCGTCAAAGGCGGCAAGCATCTTACGGCTGTCGCTTCCAGATCACGGTCAGGGCTTCGTCTTCCATGACGCGAACGTCGCGTTCGACGCGTTCGTACTCATCCGCAGGCAACTTCATGCGGTCGAGCTTGTGGAACAGCACGTTGTAATCCAGTCCAACAGGCCCGCTAGATCCCATGCGCCACTGCGTACACAGCGAATTGAAGACGTTGAACGGCACCACGTTCGGCGGCCAGATTTCAACCGGGGGGCCGCTCGCTTCCTCTACCGTCAATCCCAACCCAGCGGCTTCTTCTTCCGTTGGGTCAGGCGTGTAGAGGGCGCGGGCGACCTCCCTCAGTTTTTTTCCAGCGCCTTCGTGTGCTCTTCCCAGTAGCATTCGATCAAGCGATTGAGCGCCCCGATGTAGGTCCGATGAAGCAAATCCATGTTCTCTTCATTGAACGCATCAGCCAGTTCCCACCCGCACGCCATTTCCATCGCAGTCTTGACATTCGTCTGTTCCGCTGCGCGCTTAAAAAGCGCTTGCAGCTCGTCGGTGTCGCGGAAGCGGAACGTGAATTCCACTTCCGCTTCCTTCGCCTCGCCGGGTACAGGGATCTTCACCTTTGATTTGAAGGTGGGCTCGGGTTGCAGCTTGAACTTTGCCACTTAGATTCTCCTGATGTTTTCTAGATGACGCAGCCCGCATGCATCTGCCGCTTTGCAGCGAGATAGCACGCCTTTGCCTCGTCGATGGTGTCGAACAGGCCGAGCCTGTGTTCCTTGCCTTGCAGCCAAATCCGCGAACGCCACTTGCGGCTGTGAATGTGCCAACTGACGCCTGTTTCTCTTGACGCCTTGTTGTCACTACGCACGCGACTGCGGTTTTGGTTGTTGATGTGGCGCTCCACGTCTCGCAGATTCGCCAAACGGTTGTCTGTGCAAACCCAATTGATGTGGTCGATGTCGCAGGAAGGCCAACTCCCGTAGACGTAAAGCCAAGCCAGCCGATGTGCCAGATACTTCCCGCCCTCTATCCCGATGTAGATGTAGCCGTTCTTTGCGCGACTTCCGGCTACAGAGCCGGCACCCACACCTGGACGCCCGCGAATCCATCGGAACTCGCCAGTCTCTGGGCTATAGGCAAGTAGTTCGCGCAAACGCGCGGCGGTAAGATTGGAACTAGCCATGAAGCACCTCGATTGCTGATTGGTCAGGGGCCGGCAACGATTCACAGTCGTTTGTCGGCCCCGCCTATTTTGCACACGCCATAGGCTTTGTCTATCAAAATCTCAACTGCTATAGCGCACTGGCTCGTTCAGGAAGCGGATGGACCCCGACATCCGCATCAGCGTGTTCACCTCAAGCGTTGGCGTCTTGTTGATGGACACATACCCAACGTAGTACAACTTGGCGCCGCTCGCCAGCACCACGCGGACACAACGCGCAACGCGGTCGTCGTTCGCTGCTTCAAGGGCCGTGAAGCCAGGCAGTGACGGGTCATCGCCAATCTCGAAGTTGAAGCCGCCGCCCGACTTGATGGTAGGAATCTCAACCTCGTTGTCAGCCTCAAGGAATTGATAGGTCAGGAACCGCTGTTCTCCGCCAGTAGAAGAGGTGGAAAGAACCTGCGAGACTTGCGTGAACGTGGTGACTTCCTGCACCGTACCCAATCCGCTGCCCGCAGGGTAGATCGTGGTATTGGTGGTGTTCAGACCTTCCAGCTCGAAAGTGTCGTCAGTCTTGTTGTCAACCCGGAATGCCTTGCCATTGATACGCGACCAACCCGAGACAACGATAACGATGTCGCCATCTACGTATCCATGTGCCGTGCATGTGACAACGCAAGTGCTGGCGTTGGTGAGAACAGTTGTGGCTTGAGCCGAACCAACGGCCGAACCAATAGAGACGATTGAGCCGTTAGGCAGGGAGACAGCCATGATGATTCCTCTTTAGGCCATGGAACAAAAAAGGGCAGCCGGTTAGGACTGCCCATGAAAAAGCCGCCTTGCGGCGGCTTCATGAGAACTCTGCTAATACTTGCGTCAATACCAGACGCTGAAGTCTTGATGTGTGCCGTACAGCGGCGGCTCAACGTCCTCTTCGTAGACGGCGATGAACGCGCCAAGCACGTAGGCTTTCAGGGCGCTCGGCACCAACGCGCCCTCGACCTGTCGCGCAAGGTTGTTCGCCGATTGTCGCGTCGTCGTCCAGCAGTTGATTTGGATGCGCGCGTTCTTCTTGCCGACCACCGTTGCTTCCAGGAAGTTCTCAGCCGCCCCGCCAACCTGCTGGTAGGTGATGAACGGCTTTGCTGTGCTGTAGGGCGCGAACTCCGGGAACACGCGACCAGACACCAGCGATGTCAGAGCCGCAACGATGTCGGATTCGAGACTCATAGCGCTTTCTGCGTTTCAGCAATCCAGCGGGCTTCGGCGGCCTGCAGTGCTGAGACTCGCTTAGCGTCGAACGCCGGGCGCAGGAACGGGCGCGCCCCGACCAACTTCGGGTCGATCTTCACTTTCGACGTGTACCACTTGCCGTCCGAGCCGATGTAGGCCTTGCGGGTCATCAGGTGTCCATACTCGACCAGATGGCCGTGCGGCGCTTTTCTGGCGTTCCAACTGATGTGATATGTCGCGGCTTCGTAAGCGTCTCTGCTGCCGAACCTGGCGCCAGACACGCGCGAGTTGTCAGCGCTGAATGCCTGATAGATCGACGCGTCGAGATTGCCGGTCTTCTTCTTGATCCGGCCTACGTTCAACTTCACTTCGTCATACAGCACCTGAGCGCCAGCCTGGGCCGCGGGACGCACGGCAGACAGTGCCGCGCCGCCGATGTCTTCCAACTGCTGATTCAACAGCCGGGGATCGAACTTGATCGACATTGAAGGCTTAGCCATGGACCACCTCGCACACCAGATGAACCTTGTCGCGCTCGACCTCATCTGGCAACACGGCGCGGATGGCGTAGTTCGTCGAACCGTGAACGGCTCGCATCGATGCGTCAACCGCCGGACCCTTGCGAATGCGGATGGAAGCCTTCACTGTCGAAACCTCCGCATCTGCCTTGATCGCCTCGGCGCCGTTCAGGTGCCGGATGTTTGCCCACACCGTCGCCAGCGTGGTCCATGCCGGCATCGGCTGTCCGGCTGCGTCCTGCGTGGCGTCAGGGTATTGAATGGTCACGCGACTGTTCATGGCGCCCGCTGCGATCTTCATCGGTAGTGCTCCCTGATCCAAGGCGTGCGCTTTGCAAACTTGTGCCACGGGTCAATCGCGCCATGGAAAGCCACAACCTTCGCATCCTTCGGCAGCCGCTCGGCAAGCGTGATGCCTCGACGTTTCAGAATCTCGTCTTGGTAGGACCACACGCCGTCTTTGCGGTCCCATGTCGCTTCACCGGGGCCAAGCACGTAGCTCATCCAGCCCTGATCGCTTCCGCGGCACCCCGCAGCATGCGAAATGGCCGGCGAAGTGACCGGATCGAAGGACTCCCACACCTTCGCCCTAGAGCCGGCTGTCAGCATGAACATTGAACCGTTGTACGGCCACATGGGATGCGGGTTCTTCCACGCGATGAAGTCTTCTGCCCTGTTCAGCAGCGGTCGAAGGTCGCCGGTAATCAGCATGTCAAGGTCAAGGCAGACGAATCGCTCACCAAGTAGCTTGCCGATGTCGCGGCTGAAGACCTTTAGCCTTCGATAGCAGTTAGGCCCGCCTTTGAATGACGGGTTCGGTATCTCTGCGTAGTCATCCCACAGCGGGACGGTTTCGATGTCGTCAAGCCCCGTTGCGTCGTCGGTGACGCAGATGAAGCGGTGCGGGTCCGGGTAGTTCCTTCGGACCATGTTCGCCATGGTTCTGACTTGCTCGGGGCCGAAGGAACTGCGGTAGTGGCCTTTCGGTTTCCACTTGAACACGACGACGGAAATCACTTCGCGCGGAACAGGACCACAAGCGCCAGCAATGGCCGCGCGATCATCAGTAACATGGTGAAGCTCATGGAACCGCACCGGGATGCTCAGGGTAGAGCAACTCGCGCGCTTCAGCCTCAATCCGATAGACCTCGACGCAGTGGTTCGGCTCCCAGAAATAGATGCGGTCAACCACCCAAGACGCTGCACGCGCGAAGCTCTTCTTTACGCCGCGATGGCCGCATTTCCACCGACCAAGCAGGCCAGACACGGTTTCGCGCGGCAGCGCCCATGGCGCGAACAGTAGCGCGCAGACCATCATGTTTGAGGCCACGTAGACGGTGAAGACCTGGCACAGCGCGCGGCGCCACACGGGCGTGCCGTCCTTGCTCATGCCAAGGCGCCAGCCGATTCGTTCGCCGTCCATGCGCCGCGCTCCAATTCGTCAAACATCACATCGAACATCTGAATCCACTTCTTGCCGCCGCTGCGGAAGATCGTGCCGTTGTCGCAATCGCCAGGGCTGGGCCACGGCCACGCCAGCGAGGTTTCCAACAACTTCCAGCTGCCGTCTACATCCTTCAGGATGTCCAGCGCGCACCACTTGCTGCCTATGGCCGCGAACACGCGATCCGCGTACTCAAGCAACGATTCCAGCTCGTCGCTCATCTCATAGGTCGGATCGACGTTGCCAGTCTGTGCAACTGGGCGGTCCTTGTAGCAATAGCGCTTGAACACCGCCCGCGCGTCGCCTATCGCGTTGACGCGCCATGTCGTCGTGTGCGGGATGAACCGCTGCAACAGCGCGTAGCCCCGCTGCTTTGTGTTTGGGCAATTGGCGCCGTGGTTCACTTCGATGCCGGCGCCGAACAACTGCGCGATGTGCTGCTGCGCTTCGGCCTTGTCTTTCAGGATTCGCACGTTGACCGATGAGGCGCCTTCGTTTGCCTTGCTGACCAGCGGATAGTCAGCCTGCGCGACGAATGCCTGCGCGTCGGACTCGAAAACGAATCGCCATGTGTCGGGCATCCAGTCGCCCCACTGCATGAACTGTTCGCTCTTGTCCTCGTAAACCTCGACCTGCGCGCGGTCCTGAATCATCAGCAGCCGGCCGCGCATCAGTTCATCGTCGATTCTGTTCGTGGGCAACTTGCGCCAGTCGGCGTGCGGCCGGATGAACCCGACGCCTTCGCTTTGCACTTCAACACCAGCAAAGATTCGGCGCGCGCTATAGCCGTGATTCCGTGCAGCCTGGCAAGCGGCCTTGTGCCAGATTTGCCGCTCGTCAAGGACAAAGAAGTTCGGCACTCAATTCCACCCGTTCAAAGCAAGTCAGCGCAGTTCGGCGCGATGCATTCACAACCCGCACACCCTTGCGTTTCATTTCCTTCGCCATCCGGTCGAATATCAGCGGCCAGACATTGATGGTTCTGGCGTCGCTCAATCCGACAGGGTGCGAACCGTGCCAGTGAGTCTTGCCGTCATCTTTGGCGCAGTCATAGCCGACTAGAACGACACTTTTGGCGCCTTCCGCCACGGCTACAGAGACACACCCGGCGCCGCTGTTGCGGTAGCTCTGAATCTTCAACTTCTCGACTTCGCACTTCCCGCCCAGGTCTGCCGTGGTCAGCCTGCGACCGGCGAACTTCTCGCGCACCTCTTCGTAGTGGAACTCCCACCACTTGCGATCCATGGCGAAGACTGCATCGGCCCACGGAGCCATCCTGAATGTCGTGTTCGACACGATCACCAGGCCGCCGCTTTGCCGCCACACGCGGACAGTCTCTACATCCTCCGGCGTCAGGCTTGGCCCGCTCGCCAAGCACACGGCCTGCAATCAGGCCATCCCCAGGCGCACGCGATGCGCGCGAAGCAGTGCCAGCGCACCGTTAGGGATCTGCATCTCTGCTGCCGTGTCCGTGTCTTCGCGGTGCTTGTACCAGTCGGCCACCAGCAGCTTCATTGCCTGAAGGATGGTCTTTGGAATTGCAGGACCGTCAGAAGAATCTGGGCCGTCATAGCCAACCGAATAGATGATTCGGATAGTATTCACGGATGCGGTAACCGTAGGCCAAACCGTCGCCGGAAGAAGCCTGTTGGGAACCGAAAAGTCGTCCAAAAGGTACTCTTCGGCGTCCATCAACGAGTCGCTTTCATCGCCCACCGTGACGCTGACAATGGCGTTCACCGGGCCACACGGCAACTGGATTGAGTCGTCATCGGTTGTCGGGAATTCGTCCAGCGCGATTTCCAGAATCTTCGGCGACAGAGAGATGCCGAGAAAGTTTTCGCAGTACTGCCGAGCGGCGCTAATCAGCGCCTCTAGCAAGTCGTCGTCTGGATGCGTGCCGTTGCCGTCGCTGTCCAGGTCATCGATTGGGTCAACTCGACATTGCAGGCGCGCCTCGGCCAGCGTCATCGGTTCGGTGGTGGCGTCAACGACGATCTTCGGCGTCATTCTGCGTCCTTCCCGTCCTTGCCTCGCCTAACCACCAGACGCCAGTCAGGCGACGTGCCGGGCGATGCCTTGGTGTCCACATTGGCAACCCAGTAGTTGCCGCCATGCGTGACTGCGTCGCCCTTCTCGTATGCCTCGCCGGGGCGGTGGACCCCAGCGTCCATCACCATGCCGTCAAGCTTCATCGGCAGTTCCCATCGCCCGCCGTCCGTGTCGCGCACAATCAGGTTGTAGGACCGCTTGTCGCTGCGCTCGATGGCGATGCTGTGAATGCTTGAGCCGTCTTTGCCAGGCTCGCCGGCTGTACCGGCACGCCCAGGCAGACCATCGCGGCCCGGCGGCACCAGCACCGACGCGCGGGCGATGATTTCCGGCATCGATGTTTCATACTGCTTTGCCACAAGCGCCGGCAGCATGGCCTCGCACGCCTTCGTGACCACAGCCGCGATTTCTTCCGGGCTTGCTACGTCACCCTTCTCGCCGCGAAGTCCCTGCTCCCCGTCCTTGCCGCGAACACCGTCAGCGCCGTCCTTCCCGTTGATGCCTGGGGCGCCATCTTTTCCAGCAAGGCCAGGCTCGCCCTTCTCCCCGCGTTCCGGCGCCGGCAGCTGCAGCGTGAACAGTTCGCCGCTGTCCATGACGATGTCCAGCGTGTGATCTTTGGCGTCGTACTCGAATTGCTTGATGCCGTTTCCTGGCACGCCCTGTGCGCCGTCCTTTCCGTCCTTCGGTGCGGGAATCTGAGCAAGTACCTTCGCCACTATCGCGTCGGCGTCGGCATCCTTGCCGTTCGCGCCAGGCAATCCAGGCTTGCCGTCAACCCCATCGCGCCCGTCGGCACCATCTCGCCCATCCCGGCCGTCCTTGGGGTCCGTGATAAGAGCGCGGACCTTGACGACGACTTGTTCGACATCCACGGGGGCGGCGTCTTTACCTGCAGGGCCTTGGACTCCATCCTTGCCATCTCTGCCGTTCGCTCCGTCCTTGCCGTCTCGCCCTGCGGCGCCATCCTTGCCGTCAATGCCACGGTCACCCTTGACGCCATCGATGCCGTTGCGGATTTCGCCCACCGCCTTGCGCCAGGCCATCAACTCTTCGACCTGTCGTGAGATAGGCGCAAGCCCTCGCTGCACAGACGCGCTCACGGCGCGGCCAATCTCATCAACCATCGCAGTGAGGCTCATCGGTGATTCCGTTTCATGCTTCTATGACTTCGGCAGTCGCCTCAGCGATTCGACCGTTTCTATAGGTTGGGACGATGCGTACCAACATGCCGTTGTCGGCCGTGACTTCTGCGCGCGTGATGTGCTGGTTCTCTGGGTTGCGCTTGACATCCATGTGCCACCTTCTGGCCGGCACTGCTGCTGCGGCATCCCGGCCCGGCACACCTTGGCTGCCCTGATCGCCGCGCTCGCCCTTGTCGCCCTTGTCGCCCTTCGGCCCCGTTTCGCCACGGTCGCCCTTCGGGCCGCGTGGCCCGCGTTCGCCTTCAGGCCCTTCGATGTAGACGGCCTGGGGAGCCTTGCGCTCAAGCGGCGGGCTCATCTTCAAGCCTGCGAATCAGCATGTCGGCAAACTCGCGTGCGGCGCGCTCTTCAATCGCCTTCTGTTCGGCCATCTCTGCCTTGACTTCCAGCCTTGCCCGCTCGGAAATAGAACGCATCTGGTCATCCGTTGTCGCGGCCGGTTCCTGTTTTTCGGTTCCGAAAGGATCGCCACCTCGGTCGCGCTTGTCGAGCGCAGCAAGGCTGTAGTTCTGCTGTTGCAGGTACGGCGTTTCGCCGCCCGTGACAGGGGGAAGGCCGCGCTTCTTCCGCGCTTCGTTTGGAGACATCCAGCCGCCGCCAACTGCCTCATTCAGTGACTTGATTTGAGTTGCCGAGTCCATCCGCAACAGGTAGTCAAGATCGAATTCGGTTGCGTAGCCGGCCGTCTCGATTCCAAGACCCTCATCCAGCAAAGCCTCGATGCCTTCGATCTGCACCTGCAGTCCATCGCTGTAGTAAATCTGGTTCAGCACTTCAGCGTTCTGGTAGGTCGGCACCGGCCCCACTCCTACCTTGTAGGCAGGGACGTGGAATACCGAGCACACCATCTCGCCGGACAACTTCATCTGCTCGACCATCTGAGCATCGACCGGGTTGACAGACATGGCTTCGTACTTCAGCCCGTCACCAAGCACGGCCATGCGGCCGATTTTGTCACCGCCGAAGTTCTTCTCCCATTCGGTCTTCATCCGAAGAGCGGTTTCGTCGCTGATTTCTGACGGCGCTGTCAGGATGCCGCTGGGCCGACTCATGTTCTCGAAGAACTTGGCCGAGTTGCCCTGAATCTTCAGACCTTGCGTAGCTGCCAGCCCGCAAGCAAAGATTGGCGACAAGCCCACCAGCGGGTGGAACAGGCACCACATGCGGTCATGGATGATTTCCGACGCCGGGATGGCTGGCAGACCTTCCGGCAACTTCGCCAGTTCGTCGTCCTGCAGTTCGTAGTAAACGTCCCCGCTCTTCGACACCAGCGGCCGAACCCGCGTCGGGTCGAGCACATGCAGCGCAGTGACCACCTTGCGGGCGTCGCGCTCTTTCAGGACGTAGGTGTTCCCGCTCGACAGCTTGGACAGCACCCATGATTCGATGAACTTCTGCCGCGTCTGGTAGCCGTTGGGCTTGCGCAGCACTGGGGAAAACGCGGGGCTCGATGTTTCCTGCCAGATGCCGTCAACCTGCTCCATCAACCGCATCGGCAGTTTGCCCACGTCGCCGGCAATCAGCGTCATGCAGGCGAACACCGTCCAGTTCGATAGGACGACTTCCTTGTCGATGACAACATCCCGCTGCCACGCGCCGCCAAACGATTCTTGGATGACGTGCCAGCCACGGTTATCGACGCCGCTCAGGCTCTGCGCCTTTGTCTTGCGCAGGGAAAGCTCGTAGCCGAACAGCTTCATCATTCGGCCGTCATGTCGCGGCGCTTGTACGAGCGCTTTTTCGGGGCTTCGCTGTATTCGTGTGCGGCAGCGGCGGCTTCCTCGCTCTGCGGTCCCGTCTCGATGGATTCCGCCGTGACTACCGTGCGGATTTCGGGGACGGGGATCGGCTTGAACACCGCCGGCACAGCGCGCTTCGGCGGTTCGGTGTACTTTTCGGCTGTGCCGATGGCAATCAGGACACGCACATCAGCATCGCGGGCTTCAAACACATCACCGGCATGCACGGGCTTGCCGGCATAGCGGATGTACTTTCGTGCCTTGAGCTTCATCTGCGGTCCTTTGGAATTGGGGGGGCAAGGCCGGCGAGCATGTGCCGCCGCCTTGCCGTGTATCAGGAGTGGTCGCCCACCCCTTCAATCACTCGGTCATACCGAGTTGAGATCGCCGTAGGTGGCATTGCCGATGTACTGCACGGCACCCGTGCGGCGCTTCTGCCAGTTGATCGAACGGACCACCTTGAAGGCGGTGGACTCGGACTGGAACATGCTGACCACCTTGGTCGAAACACCCGTCGGCGAGTCAGACGCACCAGTGGGCGTGTCGTCCTGCTCGATGCTGGCCTCGCGGCTCACCTCGACCGTGACGCCGCCGTTGCCGATCTTCCAGATGTCCATCGGGCTCATCAGGATCAGATCGCCGGTGCCGACGTTGTGGCCTTGGTAGACGCGCCGGCCTTCCAGCGTGCCGCCTTCAGCAGACATCGACGGGAATGCGTTCTGCCCAAGAGCATTGCGCATCAGCGAGATCTGCATGGCGATCAGCGGATTCGTCACCCACACCAGATTCGCCAAACGGTACTTGGCGGTGATGAACGGGCGGGTCAGGCCAACGATGTCGCCGATCAGTTCCGCTTCCGTCGCGCCGCCACTGGAGCCAATCGTCACCCCGTTCAGGATGCCGGCAGGCGAAACGCCGTTAGACGCAGCCGTGGTGCTGAAGAAGTGCGTGTCGATCTTCTGCGCCGAGGCTTCAACCAGTGCGTCGCGCACCAGCATTTCGGCCGACGGCGAAGAATCGCGCAGCAGTTCGTTCGACACCACCGACAGCGCGGCGACCTTCAGCGGGGTCAGAGACACCGAAGAGTAGTCCTGCGCAGACGCCGGGATGGGCTTCGACTCACCGACCCAGTTCGCCGTGGCAACACCGTCCTGACCCTTGATTGTCACATGGGCCGGCACCGAGCGCAGCGGCAGGCTGTCGAAGACGGTCTGGCTGTACAGGTAGGTGATGAAGTCGCCGGTGAAGCGGTTGTCCGCGCTCACCAGTTCCGCGCCCCACTCGCCCGAACCCGAACCGCCGCCCGTCACGTCGGCCTTGATCCACTCGACCAGTTGCGGGTGGCTCTTGCCCCAACGCTGCTCGGCGATGTGCTCTTTGCTGGAGTGGTTGAGTCCGGCGAGCGCCTGCGCGATGCAACGACGCACGAAGGACTGGCCGGCGAAAGCGTCGTCGGGCTGGCCGAAGCTCGTCGGGGCGGTGCGGCTGCGCGACTGGCTGGCCTGGTTCTGCGTGGCGCCGCGCACTTCGCGGGCGCCGCTGGCGTTGCGGGCGTGGAAGTTCAGCTCGCGGATTTCGTCGTCGATGGTGACGAGTGCGCCATCCAGTTCATCGAATTCGGCACGCTCGGCATCGCCGAATTGGCCTTCCTTCTTCATCTGCATCAGCTCACCCATGCGGGCGGCCTTCGTGGTGCGCGCTTCGCGCAGTTCTTGGATCGTTTTCACTTGAGTCCCTTTCGGGTTCCGTTCAGACGTAAAAAAACCGGCCTGGGCCGGTTGCTTCTTGGCGCCTGAAACGTCAGGCGGATGTGGACTCAGCACCACCTTGCGGCCTGACGAGGCTAGCAGTGCTGCGTCCAAAGACTTGATTGAGGTGATGGTTGCGTCCGCGTTTGCCGGAATCGTCACCAGGGAGAGTTCCATCCACTCCCACTTGGTGAACCGCAGCCCGCCGGACTTCAGAGGCTCGACGCCGTCTTTCATCGCCCGAAAGCCAATTGAGACTGCGGCCACCAGCCGATACTTGATCGACTGCACCGCTTCATCGATGCGGTCCTTCAGCGCTCCGGCTTCCTTGACCTTAGGCAGCGTGGCAACGTAGGGAATTCCGTCCTTCGTGGGCTTGGCAAAGCGGACATTGCCCACGGGCTTGTCGGCATTGTGCTGCCACAGCAGGGGCATGGGCAGTTTGAACACGGCGCCCATGGGCTCGACCACGTCGCTCATGCGGTCGGCGTTCGGGGTCGAAGCAATGCCTTCGATCACCCATTCGTCCGAGTTGGACGTGATCGTCTTTACCTCAAGCAGTGAGTAGGCTCGATTCATGGCTGCATCCGAAAAGAAAAGGCCCGCGCGAGGCGGGCCAAAGCATCGCGTGGACCGCGATCACAGAGGAGACTTAGACGAACATCACTTGGAACTTCTTCTCCGCGCTCGCCGGGTTCAGCGCCATCAGCGATGCGGCGTCGAAGGTGGACATCAGCGGATCGATCTTAGCGTTCCCTGACGCCTGCTTCGTGATCGAGATGGCGTTTCCGTTCTGGACGATGCGGGCATTGCCGGCGCACCAGTTCATCAGCCGACTGCCGCCGTGGACGAATTCCTTGCCGGCCAACTTTCGTTCGGTTGTCTTGATGGCCCCGTTGAGCTTCCAGCCCTGGCTGATGGCGACGATCATCTCCATCTTGATGTTCCTGGCCTTCGTTGTGAGTTCATCCACCACGTCACCGATTCCGGCCGCATCGACCCCGATGGCATTGGTTTCAGGCAAGAGGCGCTTTTCTCGAATCCTGCAAACGATGTCGGCCACTTGGTCAACATCCTCGCCTGGCATGTCAACGATGGTCAGATCCCCATCGCGCTCGAAGTCTCGCAACCGCGGCGCGATGTCCTTGCGCCGCTCGAGCACGATGGAATGCGCCCAGGCATGCGCCCAGTGCAGCCACCGTTGCGTGCCACGCTCGCGGCCAATCACCGACAGCCCCAGCAAGTCATCCAGCCCGCCGCCGTCAATGCCGACGACGACAACTTCACAGCGGCTCAGCAGCGAGTCGAGTGTCAGGCTCTTGTCTGCCTGCTGTTCCCAATAGTCAGCCCCGGCCCAACGGTCTGATTGCAGCGACAGGCCGATTTCTACGTTCAGGTGCTTGGCGAGGAATCCTCGCATGGACTCTTCGCCGTCGTTCTCGGCCTTCTTGAACTCGCGTTCTAGGAATTCCCTATCAACCGAGTAGTTCAGATTTGGGTTGACTATCCCGAAGTTCTCAGGCTTGCGGTGCTCGCCGGCCTGAATCATGGCCTCCGGGAATTCGTAGATGATCGGCACGAAGCGCGGGTCATGGACTTTGCCGTCCCTGACATCCCGCGCGTACTTCAGCTTCTGGGCAAAGACGCCAGCCGGCGGGTCGTCAGATTGCGTCGTCAGGAAGATGGTGAAGCCCTCCGGCCGGCTTGCCAGGCCGCCTGTCGCTTCGCGCAGCATGTTCTCGGCATTCGCCACCTTACCGAACAGCCACAACTCATCAACAAGGGTTCCGACGCCCTTCTTGCCGCCGACCGTATTCGAGTCAGCCGCCAGCACCTTCAGGCTGGCCCCGCTTTCCCGGTTCGTGATCGTCTTGACGTGCGTCTGCGCGTGCATCAGCGCCGCCAGCTCGTCGTCTGAGCGCTCGGAGCACATATCCCGAGCCGGGCCGAACGAGTTATTCGCAACCTCGACAGTCGGCGCCAAGATACTAAATTCAGCCGACTGGCGCCAATTCAGTATCAGCGCCGTCATCATGATTCCAGCTGCGATGGTTGATTTGCTGTTCTTCTTCGGGACCAGCACAAACCATTCAGTTATGAGCCGGCGCCCACTCTCCGCGTCATAGGCGCCGAATATGCTTGCCACAAGGTCAAACACCCATGGCGCACAGCATTCGCCGAATGTCGGGCTTCCAGGAGCATCGACGATCCGCAGTTCTTTGAAAACGGCTAGGGCGGTCGCCGCCTGCTCCGGGAAAATCGGCGGCGGGATGATGGATTCGCCCGCGCGCAGTCGAGCCGCCCAGTCAGGGCAGGCTGTACTCCACTCGGGCATCTATCGACGCGCAACCAGTTTCAGCGGCGGCGCGGCCGGCTTGAATCGACCTCCCGCCGCCTGCTTCGCCTTGTCGGCCTGCTCGTCCTTCTTCCCGCCCTCGCCCTTCTTGGCGTGCATGTACGGCGCCGCTGCTACGGCCATCTGCGAACGCAGCCGCTCATCGGCGCCCGGGTCGTTCATCACGTCCAGCATGTACTGCAGGGGTGTCTTGACAGTGACCGGCACATCGCTCACAGGAGCCTCTAGGGTCGGCTCCACCTTATCGGGACGTGGTTCTGCCTTCACCAGCGCTTTCTTGCGCCCTGCGCCTGGTCTAGAGCCTCCACGGGGCATGTTCGAGCCTCTTTGATTCGGGTTTGATTAGCGGTTGCCGATTCAAACCATGCGATTTATTGTCCAAATGGG